AGCAGCAGAAGTTATTAATGATTACTTTGCTGCGTTTCATAAGCTAAAAGCATGGATAGAAAAAAATCAAAAATTTATTTTAACAAATGGCTTCACTTACAGTCATTTTGGGCGCAAGAGGAGATTACCAAATGTTAAAAGTACCGATCAAGGCATACGAGGTCATAGCGTTAGGTCTGGTCTTAATTTCTTGGTTCAGTCTGCTGCTAGTGATATTAACTTACTCGGAGCTATTGATATGGGAGAGTTTATAAAAGGGCAAAAAATGAAGTCTAAAATCTTTGCTTTAGTCCATGACTCGATTCTTGCGGAAGTGCCAGAAGATGAAATTGATTTCTACTCAGAGCATCTTCGTAGATTTGTTCAAATGGACAGGGGTGTCTATATTACAGGAGCTCCTGTCGGCTGTGATTTTGAAATAGGGGAAGATTACTCGATGGGTAAGTTTAGTAAACTTTATGGCGATCACATTTAAAGATATAGAGCAAATAACTTTTCCTGTCTACGAATTACCTAATGGAAACTGGCATGAACAAGACGGTTTAGTATTCGTAGATAAAGAAATAGTTGACGATAAAAATCAGACAGGCAAAACATTAGGAATACGTCGTATACAAACTCCTCTTAAAAATCTTCTGCCGTTAAAAAAACAAGTAGATACGATCAGGGGTATAGTTAAAGGAGATCACAAATATTTTATTGATACTAAAGGTATATATTTTTCCTACAATAAGTCTTTGTTTTGTATATTAAGATATTTTAAAATAAAAAAGGTACGTCTTAAAGACTCCCATACTACTATTACATTAGTAAACCATAAGGATGATTTTAAAGTACCTAGACCTCCACCCTCAGATATGCTGTATGCAGGGTGTATTGTTTACAATAAACGTCCTTGGGTGCTTTATAACTATTCAGAAACTAAACTAAAAGATACAAGAAGAAAAGTATGAAACTTAGTCAAAGACTAGACATAGTAGTTATAGTACTATTAATATTGTATGTACTTATTATATGAAAGCAGTACTTAGTAATCGTATTTACATGGACGCAAACTTGGAACTTCGTGAGAAGTTATCCAAGGAATTAACGTACAAAATAGCACCTCAGAATCCTAATGATCCTCCGATCATTATTAAGAATCTGCAGCGGGTGCGCGAAAATCTGGTATCAATACCAATCGGACGAGGAGATCTAATACCAAATGCGTATGAAATGGTGGACAAGAGGGTTATGGTTCCTGTTGATTTTCCTGAGTTTCAGTTTGTACTCCGCGAATCTCAACAAGCCGTCTATGACGAACTCGACGATAGCAGTATCATCAATGCGTGGGTAAGTTGGGGAAAAACATTTACAGGTCTTGCAATCGCAGGAAAGCTAGGACAAAAAACATTAGTAATTACACACACTGTTCCCTTGAGAAATCAATGGGCAAAGGAGGTAGAGAAAGTATATGGAATTACTCCAGGGATTATTGGTAGTGGTAGTTGGAATACCGATCCTTGTATTGTGGTTGGTAATACCCAAACACTCTACAGAAACATCGATCGAATTCGAAAACTTTTTGGAACAATTATCTTGGACGAAATGCATCACGTATCTTCGCCAACGTTTTCAAAAATTATCGACAGTAGTCACGCACGGTACAAAATCGGACTGAGTGGCACAATCGAGCGAAAAGATGGAAAGCATGTAGTCTTTCGTGACTACTTTGGTAGCAAACTGTTTCAACCTCCGAAAGAAAATTTTATGACTCCGAGCATTAATATTTATCGCTCGGAAGTACGCTTCATGGATGGTGCAAATATTCCATGGGCAAATCGGGTAAATAACCTGGCAAACAATGAGGAATATGTTCATAGTGTCTCGTTACTTGCATCCTACTATGCAGCACGAGGGCATAAGGTACTTGTAGTATCAGATCGCGTGCACTTTCTTAAGACTTGTGCACAGTTAGTAGGAGAAAAAGCAATTTGTGTAACAGGGGAAGTGCCCCACGAAGAGCGCGAAAGCCTCATTGATGAGATAAATTATGGAAATAAAGAAATACTTTTTGGTACTCAAGCGATATTTAGTGAAGGGATTTCAGTCAATTCCCTCTCTGTCCTTATACTCGGTACCCCTATCAACAACGAACCTCTCCTCACACAGCTCATTGGAAGAGTCATTCGAGAGCAGGAAGGAAAACGAGACCCTGTAATTGTTGATATTCATCTTAAAGGAAAAACTGCAACTCGTCAAGCCTCTAATCGTATGGGATACTATATGAAACAAGGCTATAAAATTAAAGAGATATAGCTTACAAAAATAGTTCTTGACAATTACTTCAAATGTGTGTATAATATGTTGTTATATGATTGGAATAAAATCTTCGAAATTTCGGAAGGTAATACTTACATTATATTTATGATATTCAGAATGCTTACTTGTAAGCTAGTTCCTGAAAATAAATATGACCCTATCTACGAATTTAGTAAGAAAAACTTACACGGGGAATCTTTTATGGTTCACCCCGATATTCTTTTATTCCATGCATATAAATATGAGTACCGCGAGATAGCCCAGTATCTTGCGCTGTGCTCTCTACGTCCGATTGCGGACTATCAAGCAACTGGGAAAATAGATCTGGATACCTGGAGAGTGGATTTAGATCACGAACTTATAGCAGACAATAGACTACTTCGTTTTGAAGGGGACATGATCCACTTTATACATGAAGAAGTCCCAAAGGAGAAACTACACTAATGGCACTATCATTTAACAAAGCCGCTGGCGGCGCAAAGAAGTCTAGCATTACATCTTATTCATATCGTGACGGGGACAACGAAGTTCGTCTCGTGGGCGACGTACTCGCACGGTATGTTTACTGGCTAGAAGGTAAGAACGGTAAGAACATTCCTTTTGAGTGTCTTTCTTTTGATCGCAACGAAGAGCGATTCAACAATATGGAAAAGGATTGGGTACGTGAGTACTATCCTGATCTAAAGTGTGGATGGAGCTACGCTATGCAGTGTCTTGACCAAGGAGAAGTCAAGATTATCAATCTCAAGAAAAAGCTATTTGAAGCTATTCTTACAGCAGCAGAAGACTTGGGCGACCCTACAGACCCAGAAAACGGATGGGATGTTAAGTTCAAGCGAGTAAAGACTGGACCTCTGCCCTACAATGTAGAGTACCAACTCCAGGTCTTGAAGTGCAAGCAGCGAGCTCTTGGTGAAGATGAGATGACAGCTATCTCTGAGCTAAAGTCAATGGATGATGTTATGCCTCGTCCTACGCCGGATGCACAAAAGAAGTTGCTCGATGAGATTCGAGAAGAGTCAGCAGATGTTGACGAAGAACTGGGTGAAGAGTTTGACTTGACATGATTTTATTTACGGCAGACTGGCACATAAAGCTAGGTCAAAAGAATGTGCCTAAAGACTGGGCACTTAACCGCTATGGATTATTTTTCGAGCAAATACATAGTCTTGAAAAGCAGTGCGAAATGCACATTATTGGTGGTGATCTTTTTGACCGTCTGCCGAACATGGAGGAACTGGAACTCTACTTCTCGTTTATTCGGGAAGTAGGGATTCCAACTCTTATCTATGACGGTAATCATGAAGCGACAAAGAAAAACAAAACATTCTTTACCCAACTTAAACAAGTAACTAGAGATATAAACCCCCTTGTAAAAATAGCGGATATTTCATACTATGATTCCGATCTTGGTTTTAGTATTCTTCCTTACGCCGATCTCCACAGAGAAGGAAGCATTGAAAAATTTATATCAACAGCACCACTCTTTACTCATGTACGAGGAGAAATACCTCCACACGTCAAGCCAGAGGTGGACTTAGACAGATTCGAGGATTTCCCCGTAGTATTTGCAGGAGACCTACACGCACATAGCAATACTCAAAGAAATATTGTATATCCCGGGTCTCCTATGACAACATCATTTCATAGGACAGAAGTTAAAACAGGATATTTGCTTATAAATTCAAACGATTGGTCTTGGATATGGGAGCCTTTTGACCTCCCACAATTGATACGAAAAACCGTATCAGATCCAAGTGAAATGGTTCCTACCAACTATCACCATACAATTTATGAGATTGAAGGAGATATGCAAGTGCTTGCAAATGTAAAAAACAATGATCTGTTAGACAAAAAAGTTGTAAAAAGAAATACAGAAGCAACTCTAATCATAAATAATGAAATGACTCTTGAAGAAGAGTTAGTTGAATATTTAACATATATACTAGAAATTTCAGAAGAACAAATACCAAACATAATAGGTGTATTTAATGATTACTCTGCAAAAATTACGATGGAGTAACTGCTTTAGTTATGGAGAAAACAATGAGTTAGATTTAAGCAGTAATACTGTTACTCAACTTGTTGGTACTAACGGGATGGGGAAGTCCTCCATCCCGTTAATTATAGAGGAAGCCCTTTACAATAAGAACTCCAAAGGCATCAAAAAAGCAGACATACCAAATCGATACGTTAATCAAGGTTACAGTATACACTTAACCTTTAGTAAGGATATTAAACAATATGAGGTTCTCATCGACCGAAAGTCCAGTATTAAACTTCGACTCCTCGAAAATGGCGAGGATATATCCTCACATACCGCAACCAATACCTATAAGACACTACAAGATATTATCGGTATTGATTTCAAAACATTCACCCAATTGGTATATCAAAACACTAGCAGCAGCTTACAATTTCTCACAGCGACCGATACAAATAGGAAAAAATTCTTAATTGATTTATTGCATTTAGAACACTACGTAAAGTTGTTTGAAATATTCAAAGAAGAGTCGAGAAAGCAGACTGTCAACCTGGCAAGTATAGAATCAAAGATAGCAACAATAGAAAAATGGTTGCAAGATAATAAATTGACCGATACAACCATACTGCCACTGGAAGAAATTTCAATTGACACATCCAAAGACGAAAAGAAACACGCTGAGCTCTCGTTAGAAATTAAAAATATTTCGGAAAAAAATAAAAAAATTAATCAAAACAATACATATAAAGAAATGCTGAGTAAGATTGATTTACAAAAAGCACAATCTTGTACTATATCAGAAAAACAATCATATGATAGACTGCAATCAGAATTAGGAAGCCTTCGCGGGGTCGTTACGGGGTCGAAAAAACTTTTAGAAAGACTAGAAAAGCTGGGGGATCATTGCCCTACTTGTGAGCAGGGAGTAGATCCCGGGTTCAAACAGTCGCTAATAGATACAGAAACAAAAAAGATTGCAGAAAATAGAAGGGAAGAATATGAAATTGAAGGAAGAATATCAGAAATTAAACGAGCTAATGCCGAGTATGACAGTGCCCGAAAGATTGAAAGAGAGTGGCAAGAAATTTATCGAAGCATTGATCGAACTCTACCAATGGCCCTCTTGGACAAAGGAGAGCTTGAAAGCCGCTTGGGAAGAATACGAGCTGACTTGGTTCAAGCACAAGAGTCTTTGGAGAAGATCACGAGAAATAACGAAAAGATCACAAGACATAACACAAGAATTCAAGTAATTCAAGAGCAGACTAATAGCTTTTTAGCACAACTCGAAGAGCAACAAGCACAGTTTGAGGTCTATAAAGAAACTGCAAATAATTTAGAAGTATTGAAAAAAGCTTTCAGTACGAACGGATTGATTGCATATAAGATAGAAAATCTTGTAAAAGATTTAGAAGAACTTACCAATCATTATCTAGCAGAATTATCCGATGGAAGATTCACTTTGGAATTTGTTGTCAGCAATGATAAACTCAATGTTCAAATTACTGACAACGGGAATATTGTTGATATTCTGGCTTTATCTAGTGGGGAGCTTGCTCGTGTCAATACAGCAACCCTTATTGCTATTCGTAAGTTAATGAGCAGCATATCAAAATCTAAAATAAATATATTATTCTTGGACGAAGTTATCGCAGTTTTAGATGATGCAGGCAGAGAAAAATTAGTGGAAGTATTGTTACAAGAGGATCTCAATACTTACGTTGTTAGTCACGGATGGACACACCCTTTACTTGAAAAAGTAGAAGTTGTTAAATCAGGAAATATATCGAG